TAGAACTGGTGAGCAGATAAGTGGAATTGTTGAGTCTGTTGCTTTTAATAGTGCGACTCCTCCTTCAGCGAACTATTCAGGATTCGGTGGTTATCTCACCGTGTTAATTAGAGAAACAAGTTAGGAAACAGATGAAGAAATCACCGTTTGAAAAAATGACAAGACTCAATGCTCCTGGTGTTGGTGGTGCTAAACCTATGCCTATTGAGTTAGGTTTTAATGATGATTCTGGTTATAGAATAGAACCAAAACCATCATTAAAAGATATTACAAAAGGTTTAGAGTTTGCTGGACCAAAGCCTCCTGTATTAAAGCCTAAACCAATTAGACCAAAACCTATGCCAGGTAGACCAATAGATAGACCAAAACCAAAACCAAAACCTGGTATGAAGTATCCAACAATTTAATAAAAGGAATAATATGAAACTAAATATATTAAAAGATGTAATCTTTCGTTCAGTAGCATTGTTTTTAACAATGGCTTTACCTGCTATCGGTGCTGGTGCTTTCGCTGGTGTTGAACCAGTTAACTCAGCCTTGATTGCTGGAGCACTCGGTGTGTCAAAAGTTATCACAGATTTAGCAAAAGCATTCTTAGATGATGGACAACTGACAAAAGAAGAAGTTGATGCAATATTTAAAAAAGCAAATAAAAAAGCCGAAGGCGGCAAATAAGAATGGGTTTACCTATTAAAGATGGAAAGATTACAACTGCTTATAAAAAACTAGGCAAAATGTGGTCAAAAGGTTATCACACTGGTGTCGACTTTGCTTGCAAAGAAGGAACAGATATCTTGGCTGTTGCTGATGGAAAAGTTGCTAATGCTAACTGGGGTAAATCATATGGAACACAGATTGTTCAAAAGATTGAAGGACAAGATGTTTGGGTTATTTATGCACATTTATCTAAATCATTAGTTAAGCCTGGAGATGAAATCAAAAAAGGACAACACATAGGAGAGTCAGGTAACACTGGTAATTCCTCTGGTCCACATTTACATTTTGAAGCCAGAGATAATGTTCGCTGGTCTGCTGGTAAAGATGTTGACCCAAAGGATATTCTCGCTATATAATAATTATGGGACCACTACCTCTGCTTGCACGTAGTATGTGGGGAAACTGCAGTAGTACTCACACGGAGTTGGCTGACCTCTAGGGTCGTCTGAGTCAGCCTTTAATTTTAGCAGTTTAGTAAAATTTTTTCTTGTTCCAATACTGAGAACGGTATCCGTTAGTAAAGTATTTTCTAACAGACTGCCGTTCTTTGTAAACTTTTTCATCATCATATAAGTCTGTACTTGATGACCAAGTTTCTCTTTTAATAAAATGTATTTGATATATAGGTGTACCTGCTGGGATTACACCTTCAAAGTTTTCTTTAACAATAAATGGTAGTGGACCAGTCCCATTGTATGTGTCTGTATCTATAATTCCAGAAAATGTAACAAATGGTAAATCAAATCTTGCTGATGGGTGAGAATAAACTGTGCTATATCCTTTAGGGGTTTTAGGCTCCCACTGAGTTATCCAATGGAACTCTCCTTGAAAGTATCCATCAAATTTAGGAAACAAGTTAGTGCTATTAAATGTTTCTTGTCTTGTTCCTATTGGTTTAATATCACCAGCCCAACGATATTGGGCATTACCATCTTTTATAGATATATATAAATCACACCATAGTTCTTGTATATACCCACTTGTTAATGAATCAGTAAATGGCATACATTTCTTTGCTGAAAACGTACCACTTGAATCTACTTGAGGAAAATCTTTAAACCAATCAGGTAAATAATTTTTAGCAGATTTAGGGTATGGTACTGATAATTCTGTTTCTTTACTGCCTGGCTTAAACTTTATACTTTTCAAATGGAGACCAATCTTAATTGTTTCATAAATTACTTTCAATTATAACAATAGCAGTTCTTACTACTCTCGTTGCTACCCCATCATACTCAGATGATGTAACAATTAACTTAGATTCTAACACACCTTATGTAGATGTGCCATTTACTGTAACTGAACCAGTTGATGCAACTGTTTCAACTGTTAGTGGCACACCTCAAACTAATCCAGGATTTATTGATTCTTGGATTGAGATTTGGCAAGGTGCAGTTAAACTTGCTGCCAATGATGATGGTGCTCATAGTGCTACCAATGTGTTAGCATCTATTATCACTATACCTTTGCAGGTTGGTGAATATTTTATTCGTGCAACATCTTTTGCTTATATAGCAAGTAATGGTACACAATTTCCTACTGGTTCTTATGTGTTAACTACGAATTTAATAGTAGCCACACCTGTGCCAAGCCCATCACCAACAGTGATAGAGCCGACACCAGAGCCAAGCCCTTCGCCAACTGAAAGTCTGACACCTAGTCCAACCCCAACTCAGACTTCATTTTCGCCAACTCCTGAGCCAACGCCTGAGCCTTCTTCTCCTTCTCCGTCACCGTCTGATACTCCTCAGCCATCAGAATCTCCAACGGTTCCAGTTGGTCCAACTCAAGAGCCAAACGTGCCAGACCCTGTACCTTCTGAAGAGTTTTTAGAGCCTTTTCCACTTCCGTCTCCAGATGTTCAAGATATTTTAGAAGAAGTTGTTGATTCGTCATTTAACGATTTCCCTTCTTCTTTGGAGAACGAGTTACCTTCTTTTGAAGACGAGCCTCAAGTTCCCTCTTCCATAGATGAAACTGAATTGTTCCTTGAATTTCTTCCAGAACTTTCATTAGAGAACCTGCAAGAAGCGTTCCAAGAAATATCTGAAACCATAGTTGCTGCATTTGAATCCATTCCTGGCGGCGAACAAGTTCTTGCTGCTGCCGAGTTCGTAGGTGAGCAATTTACTGCTGCTGCAGAATTTGCCACCAATCTTGGTACCGAGTTTACACCTGAAGAGAGAGAGCAAGCCCAACAGGTAGTTCTTGGTGCTGTAATTGTAACACAACTTTCTACTGCTACAAGGAGAATAAAGTAATGAAAATATGGAGTTTCATCTGGAAACATCTTGATGCCTGGGCTGGGGAAGCCTTCACCCTTGTGGGTTTGGCTATAGCCTGGATAGTTTTGCCTCCTGGCGACACTCGCAATGTTGTGGGTATTATATGTCTTGGAGCGTTTGCTGTTTGGACGCTTTTCAAAGTAACCCTTAATTCAGAGGATGATGAATGAAAAGAGTTTATGGACCATATAAAGGGTCTAAACAGAACGGTGGTCGCCCCATCTATGTTATTAAAAAAGATGGTGGTAAGAAAACAACATCAACTAATAAGGCTCGTCTAGATTACAAAAAGAAGACTGGCAAAAGTCTTCCTAGAACTACCCATGTTGACCACAAAGATAACAATAAACATAACGATTCTGCTGGCAATCTTCGTGCCATGAGTCGTAAAAAGAATATTGGTAAAGAGAATAAACGAAGAGCGGGTAAACAAGCCTAAGTACGAGGCGGATTGAGACTAAAAATCTCTTCCGCCTCTTTTTTTATTTTATCTAAGTAAATAGAATAACCTTTAGCCCAATTTGCTGCACGTTCTTCAAGTGGAAACTTTTTCTTTAATATCTCAACTTGATTAATGAATCTGAATTCTGCTTTACCAGTCTTTACTCTTTCAACATCAAGGTAATGTTGGTATTGATATCTAGAAGAAGTTTCATAGTATCTCATACCTGTGGTGTGTCCTCGTTAGGTTTTTTGAAATCAGATTCATAAAACGGCATACGTCCACCAAGTTTATTAATGATTGCATCAATAGCCCTAGTCACACGCATACGTGCTGTTTTCTCATTGGCGTTCATAACTTTTGCTAAATCTTTAGAGTTACGATTATGTAAATGCCACTGATATAAAACATTCTGTTGTGCTTCTGGAAGCATCTCAAATGCTTTTGATATATCTGCTTGCATAGCCATCAACCCACCACCCTCGTTGGGTGCTTGTGTGTGTCTATCACTTGTCATATCAAAATATACTGGTTGATTCCAGTCACCTGATAGAACTGATGGAAGTAACTGCTCAACAACGCTTCGTTGGTAAAAAGTTAAATCAACCATTTCATATCCAATACTTCTTGCTTTTTCGTATTGACAGAATCTACTTGCAGCATTATTTAATGACCTTACAAATAGTCTTGTAGAGTCTTTCTTTGATTCCATGTCGCCCCACTCTTTAGTTTTAAGTGGGTGCTTCAGGAACCATATCCATAGTTCTTGTTCGATATCTTCTCTGGCAACCATAGGGAATTCTCTATGTTTGTTAATAGCAACTGTTCTCACTAGACTGCTATATTCCTGGATTATCTCGTCTGTTATTTTCATCTGTTGTTGTGTCCCAATTATTGTCTAGAACCATCATAGAGATAACGGCATAGTTTGCTAAATCAATAAATGAGTCACGCATTGATTCATTCTCTGGTTTAACGCCTGTTTCTACTAGGTTGTTTATTCTTGCTAATTTGTCAAACATGCGAACACGTAAACCATTAAGGGGACCACCAGGGGCATCAGATATGTTCTTAGGACCATAGTCTTTTTGCTTCCTGATTAATAGTTCTGCCATTGCATCAGTGTAGTTGTACACCAATTCTGCAAATAGTTTTTCATCATATGTTCTCATTATCTATCCTCTCCTCAAACCATTGTGAACCATTTTTGGTGAACAGGCTGTTAACATCTTCACCATCTGGTAATTGTATTTGCACAACACCTGCTAGTTTTTTAGCAAGGTCTTTAGCAAATTCTTTTCCTGCTGTATCGCCATCAGCGAATACATAAATCTTATCAAAGTCTGCAAGGATACGATAATAGTGTCTCTTAATGTTCTTAACCCCAGGTATTCCCACTGCTGGGTAACCAAGTTTTGACAAAGTTATTGTATCTATTTCGCCTTCGCAAACACATATCCAATCTTTGGCTTCAAAGAATGATTTAACATTGTATAAACGTGTTGAAGAGTTAGGTAAACTTAAATACTTTGGTTCTTCATTATTGATTGCACGAAAACGTAAGTCAACCATTCCTGATGGTGTCAGATAAGGGATTGATAAACGTCCCTCAAACATTTCGTGCCCTACGACTGGTTTGTTCACCACCCCAAGGCGATGACGCTTTGCGTCTGCCAGCGATAGACCCCGACTCTTTAGGTATGATTCTGCCAACTCTACGTTCTGTTCGTAGTGGCTTGATGCCTTCTCCAACAATTTCTTTTGCTCTTGACTTTGCTTCACGGAAATCCACTTTCTCTATCTTTTGAATAATATTATATATGTCCCCTGATATCTCGCAAGCAAGGCAGTTGAACACGTCTTCCTCATGATTAACACCTGCTGAAGCATGTGAATCATCATGGAAAGGGCATCGCATATTACGCCAACCATTACCTTGTGGGATATTGTATGCACCATAATGCTTCAGTATAACTTCAACTTCACTCATACGCATCTTTCACTAAATCTAAATATATAGATACTGGCATTGTTGCATACCATTCACCAACATTAGTTGTGCCCCGTCTTTTATGTATAACAACACCTGTTGATGCTTCTGCATTTTTTATTTCAGTTTTTAATTCTTCCATCCATTCAGCAAGCCTAGGGTTAGCGTGATTCTTAACCTCGATAACAATATCGTAAAAGTTTGATATGTCACCTTTGTCATAAGCACCCGTAAGGGCACGTCTTTCCACATTGGGATAGCCATGCCCTTTTAGGTGTTTTACGACAGCAGTTTCAGCACTAGTGCCTTTTTGCTTTTGTTTGGACATTTAGTTCTTTTTAACTGTCAATCCGATATTCTCTGTAGCAATTTCGTAAGTGGTTTTTTTAGTACCATCTTTTGCTTCATAAGAGTTTTGCTTTAGTTCTCCTGTGATAATTACAGCATCACCTTTTTTGAGTTCTTTAGCATTCTCTGCAGCCTTACCCCAAACGCTTCCACGCAGGTAAGTAACTGAAGCATTAACCCATTCACCTTGTTCGTTCTGTTTACGTGAATTGGCTGCAACTTGGTAATTTAATACATGTGTATCGTTTACTGGTTTTAATTCAACATCTTCAGTTAAGTGTCCGTTGAGTATTACATATGGTAATGCCATTTATTTCTCCTTATTTCTTTTTCGGTTTCTTATTTCCAACTTTGATGGGCTATATCCACCAATAGTTCGACCTGTTTTGCGAGGCTTCTTAGGATTCTTTTTCCTAGCCTTGCCATTCTTACGTCCTTCATTAGCCATCACCTTTACTGGTGCTGGTTTTAAACCTTTACCTTTTGCCATTATTTTACCTGCTTATGTGTTATAAATGGTGGTGCAGTAAATACATTGTTCTTTGCAGCGATATTCATTGCGTGTTTCCAAGTAGCACCAGCGTGTAATGCACCTATTGCATATGGTGAACCTGAACCTATGCCATAGACCCCATCCTCACGCATTAGTACTGACAATGAATCATCTATTTCAAATATCATTCCACCTAATGCTATAAGGAAAATGAAATCTGAATCATCATTTTCTTTATCTGGCATGTAACCATTGACAGTTAATGCCACTCTCATTGATGGAACAACCATTGAAATCATGTAATGATATATATCTTTATATGCTGCAGAGTTAGGTGTTGGTGGTATCCAGTTATGTTGAATGATGTCGCAAGGTTGCGTTAAACCTGCACCTGCTATCAAAAACTTTCCACGTTTAGTAATCTTTTGCATTACTGGATGTGTGTAAGTTCTTCCATCATCATCTGTGACACGTGAGTCGGCAACTAATAAACAATGGTCTTTTCTTTGCAAACCAATTATTGTTGTCATGGTCTTTCACCTATATTCGATTCATTGTTACACGTACAATACCATATTGATGAACAGATATAACATTTTTCATCATTATCTCTCATGCTGTTTCTTTTATATCTGCAAGATACATATACAGTGGATTGAAGTCTAAGAATACGGCTTCTGTTCCATTTGAAACTGCTTTTCCGTAACGATTCTTTACTGGTGCTACAGCCAAGTCACCACTAGGTGTCATACCTAATGTACAAATTAATGCAGGTAGTTGTGAAACTTTACCTTGAATTGTGTATCTTGGTGGACAGATTGGTTGAATATCTCCAACTGGTGGTATCCAAGATTCTGATGTGTGATGTAGTAAAAGAATTGCAGCATTAGTATCGCGTGCCAAATATTTTAGTTCTTTCATTGTCGCTCTAATGGCTGACCATTCTTCAGCACCACCTTCAGTAACATCTGAAAGGTTATCTACAACTATTAAATGTGGGTTTTCACCATGCACTTCTTCAAACGCCAATACTTCTTCATCAATATCAGAAAGTGTTGGGGCTGATTCAAAACTCCATTTAATGTGTCCTGCTTTGTTTAATTCGTTGATTGCTTTGCCTTCGTCACTAGCGAGTATGCGTTCGGCGTCAATTTGACTTACCCCTGTAATCATTGAATACAAACGCATACTCATAGTGTGTGCTCCAGTATCTGCACAGATATAGAGAGTTGGAACTTTTGTACGCAGGGCTACTGCTAAAGCAAGTGTTGATTTACCAACTCCTGGTGCTCCAGCAAACATTGACACTTCACTTCTTCTAAGAAGAATTTTCATGTAATCAAATGCCCTGAATACAGGTGGCAATGGTTCGCCACCTGATTCGTTTTTTCCAACTGTTCTACTAATTGTTCTCATGAACTAGTTAACCCAGCCTGCTTGCCCTTTGCGAATCCATTGTGGGTCGCATTGTTCTGCTTTACGTTCTTTAGGCAGTGCACACATCCATGCTTGCCATGGACCTCTGCCACCTACACCACTTCTATGAACTAATGGACCGTGCTTACAACTTGGTGCTGGACCTGTTGAGTTCGGTGGTGTAACAGGTGCAAAACCTGTTGATGATGATATTTCGGTAGCACCTAATGTTTTGGCTGCGTATGCAACTTGTGCACCTTCACCAATCACAGTTTCTTCTAGTGCACCAACAAGACTATCAACTTGTCCTGCAACTGCTTCTTCAATGTTCTTTTTCAATTCAGAAAAATCGCTACCACGAACAGTAACAATAGTTCCGATTCTTGTTTTAACATTAACGACAAATGCTGATTCATTTGACATTACTTATCTCCAATGTTCCTAATGGTAAGTGTTTCTCACCATTCACCCAATAACAGTAATCTGTTAATGAGCACATTTTACACCCATCGAAATTAGGAAGATAGATATCATGCTCTCTTGCCTTTTGGAAGAGTGCAACCATCTCATCTAGTTTCTTTAATGTAAACTTATCCAAGTTAACAGGATTACTTGTTGTTCCTGTTCTTGCCATCCAATAACATCCCCAACTTGGTCGGACGTTATACACACGTTCAAGTAAGCAAGCATAGACTTGTAATTGTAAATCTGTTTGAGGTGTTCTTTGACCAGTTTTTAAATCAAGAATAACAAGTTCACCATCTGGTGTTACAAATATTCTATCAACTGCACCTTTGAAAGATATGCCACCGATTTCAACTTCCATAGTAATTTCAATGCCAGGTTTTCCGTCAGGTGTTGTCCAGATTTTCCAATTAGAGTTATCACGCCAAGTAATCCAATTGTCTAAAAACTTTTTACCATTGGCATACCACCATGTGGCATTTTCACCGTCAGGGTTTGCTTTAGTGGTGCGAGATGATTGTCTTAAATCTTCAAGTTTAATTTCACCATTCTTAGTGGCTTCATCTAACTCAATTTTCCAAGCATCTTCCCATAATGAATTAAGAGATAACATTATTTTCTTTTCCATTTTTCTACAGGGTTTAAAATACTTCTAGGAATAATTTTACCATACTGGGCTTCAATACCTTTATCCCAACCTTCTTGGGCTGGTATCCAACCAAGTATTTCAACTTCAAGGAATTCTTTAGGAACTGGTACAACACCAAAAATTATTAAGTTTTCTTTTTTTAAATCTTTTTCTCTAACAGCAGGACCATCTTGCGTGCGTACTCTGCGTACTTCAATGTTAAGACCAACATCAGGTAAATCTTTATATTTTTTATGGTCTGAGCCTTTCCAAATGGTGGCTGACCAGTATTCATTAATTGCTTTAGCGACAGCAATTTCGCCAATCGCTGCAGCAACTAAGGCTGTGCGATTATCTTCCATCTTTAACGGATTGTAATAAGGTGCATCAGGTTTACCCCAGTTGTTTGTATATCTTCTGATACCTATAGTGCTTGCATACTCGTACTCCCAGGATTCTAATTTAACTATCAAGATTTTCTCTTTTCCAAAGTTCTAAATCATAGTTTTCTGTTGCACGATGCACAGCACTGCCACCTATAGACCAAGTGGCTGGTTGTTCTTCAACTTTAGCAATCCTAGATAAATAATAACGATAACCACAAGACAACCAAGTGGTTAAACTAGAATACGAAGTATGTTCAGGGACTTCGTGACCGTTAACTTTTAACACTTGACCCTCTTCCGATTATCGTAGTTAGAGAAGTAGGGCGTGTGAAATGGAGTAAACGCACGCCCTACATGTAGGGAACTAATTTGAGGAGGAAGTTCACTAAATCTAACTGTAGCATCAGAATTACACTGGTGCAACTACCGAAAAGTTTGTG